GTTGAAATGGCAACGGATATTGGTGTAGCCAGGGCCACGCTCGAAGCGAACTGGACCGAAGCGCACCCGGAATTTCTAGAAGCCTTTACGTATGCGAAACAGCTTTCACAGGTTTGGTGGGAGCGTAAAGGCCGAGAGAACCTAGAGTCGCAGATATTTCAGGCTTCGATGTGGTCAAGATCAATGGCCGCTCGCTTCCCGCACGACTGGCGCGAGAAAACAGAAGTTAAGCAGAGCATAGACCTTAGCGAAGAGGCATCCTCATGGCTGGGGCACAAGTCCTAAACCTCGCTGCAAAGCGCTGGCCTGATAAGACCTCACGTCTTGCTGATGGCTTCTACAAGATCAAAGGCAAGGACGGCCAGACTGTCCCGTTCCGCATGAACGAGGACCAAGCTAAGTTTCATCACAGCAGACATGGCATGGATGTCATGCTGAAGGCGCGTCAGAAGGGTTTCACGACTTACATTCAGTTGGATATGCTGGATGACTGCTTGTTTATGCCTAATACAGCAGCGGGCGTTATTGCGCATAACCTGACCGACGCTAAGGCGTTCTTTGCCGATAAGATCAAGTTTGCTTACGACAACCTACCTAGCGAGTTTCGCGCCGTCGTATCAGCAGAGCAGGACGCCGCGGACTCCATGAAGTTCAGCAACGGGTCCAGCATCCGCGTTGGCACGTCGCTACGCTCAGGGACGCTCCAGAGGCTGCACGTGTCCGAGTATGGCAAGCTGTGCGCCAAGTTCCCCGAGAAGGCCCGAGAGGTGCGCTCAGGCGCGTTTAACACGGTGCAGGCTGGACAGCGCATTACGATCGAAAGTACGGCTGAGGGGCAGGCTGGGCACTTCTACGAACTGACGCAGAAGGCGCAGCAGAAGACCGACGCCGGTACACCGTTGACCGCGCTCGACTTCAAGTTCCACTTTGCGCCTTGGTGGACCTCTGAGGAATACGTGCTGCATGAGGATGTGACGATCACAACCGAGTTTGCCGCGTACTTCGAAGACCTGGAGGTAAAGCATAAGGTCTTCCTGACTGATGCTCAAAAGGCGTGGTACGTCAAGAAGGAAGAGCAGCAGGGCGAGGACATGAAGCGGGAGTATCCGTCCACCCCGCAAGAAGCATTCGAGGCCAGCATTGAGGGTGCGTACTTCGGCACTGAGATGCGCAAGATGCGCAAGGAAGGCCGTATCTGTCGTATTCCGATTATGGATGCGCCGGTCTATACGACGTGGGATCTTGGTCTTAACGATAGCATGACGATTACGTTCTGGCAGGACCACGGCTTTGAGCGGCGTGCCATCGACTATTACGAGAACAGCGGCGAGGGCTTTAATCATTACGCCGCCGTCTTGAACCGCAAAGGCTACAACTACAGCCGACACTACATGCCGCATGATGCCGACCAGCGGTCATTGACTGATATCGCAGACACGCGGAAGATGCATGCCGAGCGGACGGGCATCAAGCCTATCGAGGTGCTGAAGCGGATCGATACAGAGCAATCGGGCATCGACGCCAGCCGTGCCTTTCTCGCTAAGGTCTGGATGGACGAAGAACGGTGTTCGCGGTTGATTGCGTGTCTCGACAATTATCGCAAGGCCTGGGACGATAAGCTAGGGCAGTTCAAATCCTACGCGCTGCATGACGAGTTCAGTCATGGGTATAAAAGCTTTGAAAGTGCTGCTATCAGGCCTGAGAAGGTGTCGACTGGCGCTATGGACTTGAGCCGTCTCAAGCGGGGAGTGGTTTGATGGAATCGCGTGAAGACAAACTGAAATTCGCAGCCCGTCACGGCGACCGTTACACCTTCGACAAGCTTGGTGGTTCTCCCGACGAATGGGGCCGTTGGAAGTCGCCCGCCCGCAGTTCTATGCGCAACCTAAGTCGAGGGATTGTTTGATGCTCAGGGTGCTGTGGCCTGAAGGTGAGCCGAGCAAGGCTTTCATGACTAGCAATCTCTTCAGCGATTGGTGGGCTTCGTTCCGTTGGTCATTGCGTGGCAAGCGTACGTGTCGTGTGCATACGTGGTTGGATAAGAACAGCGATCCTGTTCAAGAGGCCAATATCCTTGAGAATATCTTTGGCAGGAACCGCTAATGGCCACCGCTCCCATCATCATCGACCCCGAGCTTGCTGCTCTAGAAGCCGGCGACGCTCCAGCCGCAGCCAACGACACAGGCATCGACATTGACGAACTAGTCGATGCCCTGCGTCGTGAGGCTGAAAGCGCAGAATCCGAATGGGACCGCCTGCGTGGTTTCCAAGAAGCGGCGCGCCGGTACTACGAGGCAAAGCCTTTCGGCAACGAAGTCGATGGCCGGAGCCAGATCGTGCTTCCCGACGTGCAGGAGACGATCGATTATATGGTGCCGTCGGTACTGCGTACGTTCGTCAGTGGCGATCGCATCGTGGAGTTCGAGGCAACCGATGAAGCTGACGAAGCCGCGGCAGATGAGGCCACGGCGGCGGTGGGTTACAGCTTCATGCGTCAGCAGGACGGATACCGGGTACTACACGACTGGCTGACGTGCGGGCTGCTGGAAAAGTACGGCGTTACCAAGACGACGATGGTGGACGAAGAACGCGTCATGCGTGAGCGTGTGACCATCTCGGATCCGGTGGAGCTTGAAGGTTTCCAGGGCGAGGTTGAAGATGCCGAGCAAAACCCGGATGGCACCTACACGCTGTCGCTGAAGACTGAGACGAAGGTAAAGCGTTTCGTTGATGAAACGATTCCTGCTGAGGAATTCCGTTACTCCGCACGTGCGCGCCATGAAGATGAGTCGGACTATCTGGCGCATATCGCGGTCAAGACGCGCTCCGACCTGGTGGACATGGGGTTTGACCGCGAGCAGGCTTATGCCGTGCCGACCTATTCGTCATTGCCGCGTGATCGTGACGACGACTATTACGAGCCGGATCCAGAAAGTACGCCGGCCTTGCAGATGGTCGAGTTGCGCGAGGAATATGCGCGTATCGATCTGGACGGTGACGGCATTGCCGAGCGCGTCAAGGTGTTCCGCGTCGAGAACGAAATCCTGCGTTGGGCTGATGGCGAAGACGCTATAGAGGTTGTCGATGAGCAGCCGTTTAGCGTGTTCTGCCCATTCCCGCGTCCGCATCGCCTGGTAGGGTATTCGCTGGCGGACAAGGTGATGGACATCCAGTTGGGGCGTTCGTTCGTGGCGCGTCAGTTGTTCGATGGCATGCATCAGTCCAATAACGTGCGGCCTGTCCTTGGTTCGCGCGGGATGAACGAGAACACGATTGACGATCTGCTGTCAGGTATCGGGCCTATCCGTGCCGACGATGCCAGTCAGATCGTGCCATATCGCACTGACTTCGACGCCGGCAAGTCGCTGACCGTGATGGAGTGGATGACCGGCGAGCGTGAGAGCCGCACCGGCATTACACGTTTGAATCAGGGTTTGGACGCAGACGCGCTGAATAAAACTGCCACTGGCACCGCCATGATGCAGGCGCAAGGGCAGCAGCAGGAAGAGTTCATTGCCCGCAACTTCGCAGAGGCGTTCTCCCGGCTGATGGCCAAGAAGTATCGCCTGATGCGTCGTGAGGGCGATCCATTCAAGATCAAGGTAGACGGTCAGTATAAGCAGGTAGACCCGTCGCAATGGCCTGAGGACGTGAATCTGGCTATCCGGGTGGGATTGGGCACTGGCAACAAGGACCGCCGCGTACAGGCCCGTATGGCGATGGTGCCCATCCTTGCTGAAGGCACGCAGATCGGTGAGGTGTCGCCTAAGCAGCGGTTCAACTTCATTGACGGGCTGGTGCGCGATCTGGGTATTGGTAAGGGACCGGACTTCTGGAAGGATCCAGACGCACCGCCTGAGATTGATCCTGCAACCGGACAGCCGAAGGTTGAGCCCGAGAAGCCCGATCCTGAGATGGAGGCCGCAAAGGCAGAGCAGCAGCGCGAAGACGCCAAGTTCCAGCTAGAGCAGCAAAAGACTGCGGCGCAGTTGGAAGAAACCCGTGCGCAGTCCGAGGCTAAGATCCAGCTTATGCGCGAAGAGGCGGCGGCGAAGCTGGAGCTAGAGGATCGCAAGTCCGCGGCTGAGGCTGATATGAACATGCAGAGGATGCAGTTTGAGCAGACGATGGCTGTCCGCCAGATGGAGTTCAACGAGCGCATGGCCGAACGCAAGGCAGAGAGCGATGCCCGAGCAGCTGAGACGAAGCTGAGTGTGAACCGTCCTGGTG